AAATATGAGTATGTCAGAACTCCAAACAGGACAACAGGAAATATTTGATTACGTGAAGAACAATCTCGGCGATGGCATGATCGACGTGGAATTGGACCCAAAACACTATCATACGGCACTGGAGAGGGCTGTTAACAGGTACAGACAGAGATCATCGAACGCCGTGGAGGAATCATACGCTTTCCTGGAACTGAAGAAGGACCAGAACTCATACATCCTACCAGACGAGGTGATCAACGTGAGGAACCTCAACAGGAGGACCGTGGGTTCAAGGACCGAAGGCGGCGAGGGTGGAACACTGTTCGAACCATTCAACCTGGCCTACACCAACACATATCTACTAAGAGCAGGAGCCACAGGTGGATTGGCCACTTACTATGCTTTCGCTTCTTACCAAGAATTGGTTGGAAAAATGTTTGGCAGTTTCATACAGTTCCATTTTGATGTGGCAACCAAGAAACTGACAATAACACAGAGACCCAGAGCCGACAATGAGACCGTGCTGATGCACACCGACAACTACAGACCAGACATCACACTGTTCAAAGACATCTATGCCAAACCGTGGATCAGGGATTACACCCTGGCAGTTTGTAAAGTGATGCTGGGCGAGGCCAGGGGCAAGTTCAACACCATAGCAGGACCACAGGGTGGTACATCGCTGAATGGTGATGCCTTGAAGAACGAAGGCAATTCCGAGATGGAGAGATTGGACGGCGAGATAGGTAATTTCCAAGAAGGCGGAACTCCGCACAGTTTTGTTATTGGTTAATTGCCAATCACTATCATTTAAATAACACTGTCATGACAAAATCCAATTACAAGAAATATTCTGACCTCACGCTAGATGAATTAGAGAAACTGGTCGAAGAGTTGGAAACGATGAGCATCCGGGCCTTGAAAGAAGGTAAAAAAAGCCTGAGGGTTAGCATCTTGAAATCTGTCAGAAAAGCAATCAAAGAGATTGAAAAACGTCTAAAAAAATAGTATAATAATCCTATGCTGATAGGTGTAGTAGGATTGATAGGTTCTGGTAAAGATACGGTTTCAGACCGATTGGCACAGAAACACGGATTCAGGAAGGATTCATTCGCCAAGAGTCTCAAGGACGCGGTCAGTTCCATGTTCAACTGGGACAGAGATATGCTGGAAGGCAAGACAAAAGAAAGCAGAGAATGGCGTGAGAAATCCGACGCTTTCTGGAGCCAACGTTTTGGCAAGGAAGTGACACCTAGATGGGTGTTGCAGTATTTTGGCACCGAAGTCATGCGACAGAACATGCATGATGCCATATGGGTGGACAGTTGCATGGCCAGATATGACGGCCGACCCACTGTGATAGCAGACACGAGATTTGAAAATGAGATCAAAACTATACGGGAAATGGGTGGCAAGATAGTGCTGGTCAAACGTGGCACAGACCCCGACTGGTTCACTGACTACGTGGAAGGCAATGTGATACCGCAACACATACATTCCTCTGAATATGCCTGGGCTAAGTCCGAGTACGATCACCTCATAGAGAACAATGGCACAAAAGAAGAACTATACAACAAGGTCGATGACCTAATCGTCAGCAATAAGATCGCCCACACGCCAACCGAGTCTACGGACCCCGGCCAACCGCTGGCAATTGGCGCAAACTGTTTTTAGATTAGTAGCCGCCGTATTCCTTAGATTCCCGTCCACGAACAGCACATCCAACTGTGCTTTGTCCTGTGCTTTGAATCCACACAGTTCACACTTCTTATGCTTCTTGTAACCTGAGCGCTGTAGGGCAGTTATACCACCCACTCGTTTACCCATCCGTTTCCTGTTGCAGGTGTCACACACACTGCGCCAGTACACCCTGTCCCCGCGGCGGTAGGCGTAGGCCCTGGGCTTGGTCTTACACTCCTTGCACAATGGTCTATCAGGGTATCGCATGTGTGTATTTACGTTGCCTATATAGGCACCTGGAAAACGGTAAATTATGTCAACAAAACCGTATGATATAATAAATAACTCTGTATACGTTAAACTTGCAAGGAGAAAACGAAAAATGGCTTTAACATCACCAGGAGTAGAGGTTTCAGTAATAAACGAGAGTTTTTACGTACCATCGGATGCGGGTACTACACCTCTTTTTATAGTAGCATCATCACAGGACAAGACTAATGGAGCGGGAGACGGCACAGCGGCCGGTACAACAACTGCTAACGCCAACACTGCTTACCTTATCTCGTCACAGAGAGAATTGACAGAGACCTTTGGAGATCCAAAATTCTACACGGACGCATCAGGAAATTCATTACACGGTTATGAATTGAACGAATGGGGACTACAAGCGGCCTACAGTTTCTTGGGAGTTGCCAACAGAGCATACGTTCTAAGAGCTAACGTTGACACTTCAGAACTTACTGGAAGTGCTTCGGCCCCAACAGCGGCACCATCAGATGGCACATACTGGTTTGACCTTGCATCAAGCACGTATGGTATATTCGAATGGTCAGCCACCAATCAATCATTCACAACAATCACTCCTACACTGATCACTTCGACAAGTGACCTAGTTGGCGCGGTGTCTACTGGTGCACCAAAGACTTCAATAGGAACGATTGGTGATTACGCGATCAACACTACTCACGTAACCAACAAGATCTACAAGAAAACATCAAGCAACACCTGGGTGCAGGTTGGTTCAACAGATTGGCACACATCATTACCAATGGTGACCGTGGCTTCTGGAACAACAGTAACATCGGGCAATACATTTGTCATGAACGGCATCACGATCACACCGGGCGGAACAGCATTATCAGATGTTGCCACAGCGATCGGATCTAACGTGACCAACGTTAGTGCGAGCGTGAACGCAACCACAGGTAACCTAGAGATCTTCCACAACGGTAAGGCACTGGGTGACTCGACTGCGGGTGCTGGCACAATCAGATTCGAAGAGGGCAATGGAGTACTAGCAGAACTAGGGATCACGGCAAAAACATACTACGGACCTAAGTTCTTACAAGACAAACACACCAACAGACCCACATGGAAAACAGCAGACAGCACACCAAGACCAAACGGATCGGTTTGGTTCAAGACAACTTCTGCTAACAGTGGTGCAAACATTGTTGCCAAAGTCTACAGCACGTCAAGTGCGAGCTTTTCAACAGTTGCCTCTCCATTGTATGCCACAAACCACTCAGCGATCTATAACCTAGACGCCGCTGGCGGTGGAGCAAACTTAACAGTTGGAAAACTTTACACACAATACAACGTGACTGAAGAGTCAATGACATCGGGAGATGCCGCGGACACGACACCAAATGTGGGAGACTTCCAGTTGTTCAGATACGAAGGCGGTGCCACAGTTATCACAAGTAACAACACCACACCAAGTTTCACTAGTGGAAACAAATTCAAGATCCAAGAATCAATCAAGAACCAAGAAGCCTTGAGCTCTGCTGTTGAAATAACAGTGAGTGGAACAGGGGCAGACGATTTCATCGCGGCGGTGAACGGTGCTGGACTGACAAATGTTAGTGCAACCAAACTGACAACGGGTGAGATCAAGATGACACACGCACTGGGTGGTGACTTCAGGATGTTTGACACATTAGGAACACCGTTAGCAGATGCGGGATTCAGCGCCTCAACAGCACACAGTTATGGGACATACACGGCGAACAGCTCAACACTGATCGACAACTTGTATGATTTGCCAACAGGTGAAAGCCTTGACTCAAGCGCCAACACAGGTATCATGGCCAGTAACTGGAAGAGATTGAGTTACACGGCATCCACAAGTTCACCAACCAATGAACCAGCAGATGGAACATTATGGTATGACACAAACATAGATGTTGCGGACATCATGACGCACAACGGAACAACTTGGAAAGGTTACGTTCAAGTTTACAGCTCGACCGATCCAAATGGTCCACAGTTCTCAGCGACAGCACCTACCACACAATCAGATGGTACTGCTCTAGTTGACAACGACTTATGGATTGACACAAGCGACCTTGAGAACTATCCAAAGATCTACAGATACAACACAGCGGCGACCTTGAGTTCTACCAACACAGCGAACCAAGTGGCGGTGACCACAACGGGTGCGGCGTGGGTGGCTATCGACAAAGCGGACCAGACCACAGAGGATGGTATAGTTTTCGCGGACGCCAGATGGCACACTTCAACTGACAAGGCGGCGGGCACATCGACCGCGGCGGGAACACCAT